TGTATATGCTTAACGGCTTTCGTATAGAAGTCTGCAAGTTCATCAAGCGTTTCAAACGTACGGTACACTGGACTTTCATCAGTGCCGAACTTAAATGTCACGGGCAGCGTTTTTCCGTCCGTCTGGACGGCCAAATCGTATGCAGCCTTATAGTTGTACTGGTTCTCTTGCGAGAGCCACACAGGGGCTCCTTCATAGCTGAAGCCCGACAATATTGCTGCATCCGTTTGTTGGTTATACCATTTTCTCATGAGGTCTTTTATTTCCTCGTCAGTCGGCTTGTGTGTCAGTTCTGCCTCCATGTAGTCAGCAGTTCCGTCATCATGTTCTTGCACGTCCCAACGAACGCGCCACTTGTTTTTGATGGGGTTCACGCATTCAAGCAGTTTCACCTCCAAACTTCCTTGTGCTCTTTTCATCAACTAAAAACGTATTTGGTTCGACCTTTGCCGAACACTTCCGTCTTGATCGTTGTCTCAAATGGGAAGCCATCCGGCACTTCTTTAATCTGAGCGAGGATATTTTTCATTTCCTCACTGTTGGTAAAGAATTTCCTTGCTTCACCGTTCATCTCGATCGATACAATGCAGCGGTCTTCACCCTGCTCCGTCTTGATGCCCGTCTCAAAGTCCTTCACGATGATAGGAATGTTTACCAACTCGCGAATACTTACTACAGTACCCGCGAAGCGCTTTTTGCCGTCTTCTGGCTTGTAAGCCACATTTAAGTCCTTAAAACTTTTCATTGTTTTGCCTGTTAATTTATTAAACAAATTGTTACAGTCGGCGTGCTTCGTCATCCCATAAAAGGATGCTGTCAGCTCTCGCTTTCTTTTTCTCGATTTTACCTCGCACATCTTTCTTGCGAACTTCTGCTTGATGCGTTTCCTTAAACGCACATTGTTTGGCCGTATCACATAGCCCAGAAAGTCTATTCCCTCAGCAGTCGGGAACACCCTCTCATTGGGCTTTACCACCAAATCAATTTCCTGCAGCTGTTCATGTATGATGTCACGAATCATCCATAGTTCCGCTTTCGTTTTACCGAGTACCACACCGTCATCACAATATCTGTAAAAATGACGTACGCCGCACTTGTCCTTCAGATAATGGTCTAAGAAAACAGACAATAACAGATTCCCCGACCCTTGCGAGCTGCGCAGCCCGAAACTGATGCCCTCAGGCAGAAGGTGCAGAAAGTGCTCCAGCAGTCCTAACAGCACATCGTCCTTGAACACCCTGCGGTAACACCACATTACAAAATCCGGCTTCACGTTATCATAGAACCGCCTCACGTCAAACTTATAGCAGAATGTCGTTCCCTCTGGGTCTGCATTCAGATCTCGTTGTATGCACTTCATCAAGTCGTGCGTGCCACGTCCCTTGATGCTCGCCCCCGTAGTTCGTATGAAACGCTTGTGCAGATGTGCGTCCACCACATTCATCACAGCATACACCGCTATGCGGTCTTTCATCGACAATATCTGCAAATGCCGTTCTTTGCCGTATTCACAGATGATGCGCTCATGGTAGCCACCGAGCTTAAACGTGCCGTTCTTCAGCTTTGCCGCCAGTTCCGCTATCACCTCGTCACGGTGCTCCAGCAGATAGCGACCTTGCCTGCACGTCTTTCGCTTCTTGCCCCGCAACACAGCGTCAAACGCCTCCGACATGTTGCCGTAGTCCGTCACCTCCTCCATGATGTAGCCTTCTCTGCGCATAGGGTTCTCTGTTTCTCGTTTACGGAAGATAAGGGCCTTCCATTCCCCGGGCCAAACTTCTTCGAACCGTACCGGCCTACCAAACTCTATTGCCCGACACTTGATGTTTCAGCTTTCCGTCCTTTCATGGGACGCTGTTGCTGTGGCTCGTTTCCCTCGGCACCACATCGAGGAGCGCGTCCTCATCGTTGTACGCCGATATATTTTGATTTCCAGACGCGAGCCGACATACGAGTACGCATACGAGGCATCGCTGCTCGCATACGCAAACGAGACACCGCCATTCGCGCTCGCATAGTAGTACCCGCGATAGACCACGCGGCCAGTGGCTGTGCTTATCCAGTATAAGTCTGAATAGTATGTGCTCGACGAGCCATTCATCGAGCCTACCGGCACTACCGCCATCAGCTTACCATGAGCCACCGCCGTTATCCAGTTGCCACTATTCGTCGTGCCCTTTATCATGATCGTGCTGCCGTCGGGCATCCAAATGCGCCACTTGCCCTCATTGCCGCTCGTGTTCGGCAAGTCCACACCGTCCATCATGTCATACTTGTGTCCGTAGATGTCCTCATAGCCCAGGCAGCAGATATTGTTCACCTGCGTCACCTTTGCAGCCCCATACTCATCCTTGTCTACATACCAGGCATATTGGTGCACTCTGTTCTCATCCACCAGACTGTTTGTCACATTCGGGTTGATTGCCTTTGCGCCCTCATAGCCTATAGTGTCCTGCATGCCTCTTGACATCGTGCCGCCAGTCGTGCGCATATTCGTATGCGAACCTGCGCCGCACTGCTCCTGCATGTTCCTCCTGCCATACTTCGCGTATGCAAGGTTCGCAATGCGGAAGTGCATCAGAGCGTCAATCTGCTGCATACCTCGCTGCACGCTGTAATAATGGAAGTCCGTCCATGTCATACTTGCAGTGGTACTGCCGCCGGTTATGCAGGCACGCAGCTTGCTGCCCACAACAGAACTGCCCACAACAGCACACAGATGCTCCTCGTTGGCAAACCATTCAGGCTCCATATCCTCTATCTTGCCGCTGTTGGATAGTACAACCTTGTCAAACTCGGCTGTGTTCAATATAGAGAAGTACAAAGTCTTGGCTCCCTCAGGCACATCGCTGATAAGATACATACCAGCCTCAAATCTGTTTCCCAGCGTTGGCACCACGACGCTCTTCACCACATTGCCGTTCACGTCGGCAAATGCGCTGCCCACAAGGTTCGTGCCTGGTACACTCGGCCAACGGACACGCTTGTGCTTCGACACATCCACCACACACACCGAATAAGAACTGTCCGTACTCATGGCATTTGTTATGGTGTCCCTGCCACTCATCACTTTCCTGCCTTTAGTGTAACCGCCCTGCACCGCCTTGATGTCATCAAGCGTCAATACGTCCACATTCGGCACCGCTGGCATGTGATCCTTATCCTTCGAGCTGTAGCAACTGTAGTTCCTGCTGTTCAAGAAGTCATTGATACCCTTGCTCCAGAAGAAAGGCTCGTGCATCATCAAATCGCCCTCGCTGCCGTCAAGTTTGGCAGGGGTCCCGTCGGCATACTTGGTGCTGTCCTTATCGTCAAGCTCCATGTAAGTCATCTCGCCGTCCAGATTGTTCACAACTGTATCGACATTCGCGATGTTCACGTTCCTAGTGGTCGCTTTCTTTGTCACCTTAGCAAGCACTCTGTGGCGGTTCTTCAATATCGCTGCCACATGGCCGCTTGGCTTGTAGTCGTTGCCGTACTTGTAGCCTGTGCCGTTATCCAAGTTCGAGAGGTTTGCATCGTCTGCCACGCTCTCGTCACTCTCCAGCATTGTGTATTCCGGCTGCTCAATGTTCAATTCAGGATAGTGCTCAGTATATGCGGCAAAGGTCTCATCATCAACGTAACGGGTCAAACGGTATGTGCCTACCAGTCGGCAGCTCTCCACATTGCCGCCGTTCTCGTCCACACCGCCCGTCTGCATCAGTGAGGCCAGCAGGCTGCCGTCGCCTTCCATGTCGATGCCGGTCACACG